GAGTCTGCACAAACCTGAGTACTATTTATTGGTTAATCAGGATGTCGATAAGCCGTATGCCTGGCTTTCAGTTGGGCGTACTCAAGGCTTAGTCGCCAATCTTACTAATATGATTAGAGATAGGTCTGACATTAGTGTTGACCCAACCACTCTTACTATCGCTATCTTGCGCAATCTGTATCGTCATGGTTATCGTCGGGACATGAAAATACCGGTTCAAGAACCGGAACTTGGAGTTATATTGGGTATGCATGTACCTTGGCAGTCTTCTGGTGGCATTGTTTTGGCGCCACCTTTGACGATTAAGACTTCCATAGGGAGTATCCATTATGGTCCTCGTGGCACTAAAGAACAGCATTTCGCCACTGAGGCCGTTCGATTGCGAGAACTAGTCATTAAAGTCACTGAAGCTGGCTTTGATTATGAAAAAGTCCGATTTCCCATTTTACCTAATGCTCTTTCCGAGAAGGTGGAGCTTCGATTTGGGGATGAGGATCCTGAGAAGGTTAGAGTTATATTTATGGTTTGCCTTCTTAAGGTTATGATAGACCGCATTGTTCATGCACCATTTGTTCACTTTACCAGGTTTCGTGGTTCCAACGGAATAGGTACTAAGTGGGCTGCCGCTGATGCTCACCGTTATGCAAAAATGTTCCATGTTTTTGATCGTTCTGGTCGTAAACGGAAATTTTGCGACGGTGACATAAGAAAGCTTGATCAGTCCATAAAAGCCAAGATTATTATAATCTTTTGCATTATGTCGCTATTGGCGTATGATCAGTCAAGTGAATGGTATCCACTGATGGAGGTCTTTGTGGCCTTCAGTGCTGAAACAACTTCTAGAAAGTTTGTTCGGTGGATTGATGGTCTCTATCGTTACTTAATGACTTGTTTGTTTAGTGGGGAGTATACTACTTCCCAACTTGATACTTTCAACGTAGATGTTGCATTTGAGACATTTTGTCAGCACGTTTACGCCGAGATAAAGAGAGAGGATCCAAAATTAGCTAAGGCTTTTTGGCATGATCTTGCCATCAGGGAAATTCTTTGGATTATTTACGGTGATGATTTTATATTCACAGTACCTGAGGAGTATTATAAGTGGTTTAACTTGTTAACGCTTAATTCATTCCTCAAAACATATTGGGACACAGAATTAAAACTCAGTGCATGTCATACATGCGAGAGTTTTTTAAGCACTGTCGAAGGGGATAAGATTTTAAATCTTGGTCCAATTTTCCTTAAGTTTTATTTTGTGCTTAGGGTTATAGACGGAAGAGAATGGTGTGTTGTTTGGAAGCCTGCCGAGTCGTTTATTATAAAGGCCGGATTGTCTCCAAACGCCATTCTATCGCCATTGGACCAGATGGCTAGATTGCATGGCCTCATGCTATCTACCGCTGGTACTAATGATGAAGCGTGGGAATTTCTTTCTGCGTTTTCTAACATGGTTGCTACGGAGTGTACTGGCTCATATGTTTTGAGTCAGGCTGCTCAGAAAGAATTTCAAGAGAAAGTACAGCTCATGGGCATTAAGAGTGATAAATTTGACTCCCTTACTCTGCCGGATCGTTTGGAGCTTATTAGATTGATGGTTCCTGGTGCTGAGTTTGATCGAAGAACCACGCACAGGGAAAATAGACCTATGCCCTCCATGGCCAGTACCAGCTACAAGTAGAGATATGTATTGATAATAGAGGGGTTTTTAATCGTTTGTCGATCTTCCCCTCTGGTCTATACTAAATAAAAAAAAAAA